GTTGGTGTTGGTGTTGGTGTTGGTGTTGGTGTTGGTGTTGGTGTTGGTGTTGGTGTTGGTGGATATAAATTGATTGAATCAATCCCATCAGGAAGATAATCTGTGAAAGCAGTGTTAATTCTATAGCCGCCAAGATATCTATCATCTTTTATAAGTAACGGGAAATTATTGATGTAAATTATATCACTTTTATGTTGCGAACTACTTATCTTAAGATTGGATAAATTAGCATCTGTAAAATGTGTTGACATCCCTTGTAATATAAAATATATTTTTTATTTTAACCTTGAGTTTATTCTGGAATATTGTTGGTTAATTAATTGATCATTTTCAATGTATCGGTTTCTCCGATACTGTTCTAATTTGTTTTTCTTGTCTTCCAACTCTTGTTGGTGTTTTTTATCTTCTTGTGTTACTTTATAGTCAGCGTTTTTCCTTGATCGAAGAAGGTCTTTGTGATCTTTATATCTTTTAACTGTATCAACTAATTCTGCACGTTCTGAATAAGCTTGCATATAATCCGTTCCACGAGAATTTGAAAAATCATTTACGCGATTTACTCCAAATTCATAACAATTTTCAAATGCCCCATTACCATATGCAGATTCAGGTTCTTTGTAAAGAATAACCTGCTGTTTTTTAATTTTGCAAGCCTTTTTCATTAAACCATCTGGATCTTCACGGTTTTTACTACTGGTTTCCATTTTTTTGGAATATCCTCTCTCAAACGGATCATTTGTATTCATTCTGTTTTTCTCAAAAAATTGATTAAATCCAGATGAAGTAAAATTTTCCATGCGTCTAGGTTGTATTGTTTCTGGTACTTGAGTAGAGTATTGTGTAGATTGTCTTGGTGCATCTCTTTGTACAACTTTTGCTTCTTTCACTAATTGGTTATATGCTTCATGTACCATCATAAAATATTTGGCATCACCTCCCATTTTATCAGGATGTGTTGCAACAAGCATTTTTTTGTATGCATTTCTGATGACTTTCCAATCGCATCCATTTGGAATACCTAAAATATCATGCGGATCCATCTTTGTTATTATTATATTAAATATTATTATAGAATTATGTCGCACTCGAAAAGTGAATTGAAGCAAAAATTAGAAGGATATAAAGTTGTCAAAGATTTTACAAAACTTATCCCAGGTGATAGAATAAAATATATGGTCAACAATGAATTAAGAGGAGGAGGTGCAATAAAATTGATAAAACATCCAACATACCTTGTATGCATTAATCCTATAAATAAGGTAACTTGGAGTGTTCAATTAACTGAACCAACCCTTAAAATGTGGGTCAGATCACTAGCAGAAATCAAAAAAGAGAATGATGAAATGAGGAAAATATACAAACTGTATAAGGAAGGAAAACTTATTAAGATCAAATAAATTATTATGTATATAAATGTCATTGAAAGAGGAGAAAAGAGCATTAGCCAATGCTGCTTATGACGTTAAAGCTGTAAATTCTAAAAACATGTATTTGCAAAGTTTAAAACATTTAAAAGCCAGTGGAACAATAGAAGAACTGCGTAGAATTAAAGCTATTATCACGAAAAAGGGTTTGGATAAAAAAAGATTTAAACGACTTTTTAAACAGTATTCGATGAATCCACAACAGTCTAATCAAGAAAGAAATAATGCCAGAAAAAAGGGTGCTATTTTGAGAGCAGAGGCACTTGCTAAAAATTTATCAAGATATTTAAAATTTTAAGAATTACATTCTAAGCCTGTCTCAATGTTTGGGATAACACTAATATTACTAAATTTACAACTACTATTGTTTTGAAGGTATTCTAAACTAATATTACTACTGGTTTCATAAGATTTCTTGTCAAGTCCATTTCCTAATATTTCATATTCGTGTTTTTTTAATCTTTTTAATTTATACTCTGAATTTTTCCGTAATGGTATTCCTACAACAGCTGTATACAACTCAATACAATTTTTTTGTTTATCAAATATTGATAATTCCAAATTAAATTGAGTCGGCTCTTTTACATGTTTTTTAATTTCAATAACTTGATGATTGTCAGGTTCATCAAACCCACAAGTCACACATACATGAATTGCTTTTGAAAGTTCTTCTAATGTATATTTCATACTTTTATTGTCTGTTGCTTGAAAACTTTCCGTAAATTCTTTTGTTATGCAAAATGAAATCAAAATTATTCCTAAAATAAATATTAAAAACAACCAGATATTACAGTTCATACTTTAACGATTATTTTGTTTTGCATGTTCTAACAGCAATGGATTTCCAATAAAACCAAAGTTCCCAAAATGTGTCAATTTTGCACTTAAGTCACAATGTACCTTTCCTCCAATATTTTGCCACAATCTGCAAAAGCCATAATCTTCACTTACATATCTACCATCCATGACTTTTGATTGGAATAAGTCATAGCAATATCCATTGTCTGTACATGGTTCATAAGCTTTAATATCATTTTTGTATTTTGTATCAGGATATTCCTCGATCATTTTTTCAATTACACGTTTCTTTATTAGTAAAAACCCAGTTGGAGCATCTAATACAGACACAACCCCATTTTTTACGGTTTGTTCTTCTGACACATTTATGGCATATGCTGAGCTCAATGCGATTATATCTTGGATTGAATTTGCTTTATCAATATATTTTTTCATTTGGTCAAATTTCAAGACTTTTTTTGGGTATGCTCCTCCAATTATATCTTTGTCTTCCGATATCATTTTAAGAACTGATCTTGGATCGAATTGGATATCAGCATCTATGAACATCATATGCGTATGATCACTTTTAAGAAATTTTGTTGCTGATACATTTCTGGCTCTTGGTATTAAACTTTCAAATGGAATACAATACATTTCGTGTTTTATATTCAATCTTTGAAAATATGTTATAAGCCCCATAATGCTGTTCATGTATTCGATTCTTATATTTCCTCCAAAACATGGTGTGCATATCAATACTGAAACTGACATTGTTAAATGGAAAGAATATATATTATTCATTATTTATGCGCATGGCTACATAGTTAAGTGCGTCATCGCATGTGCTTTCAATATATTTAATATCATAAAAGCACAATTCTCGTGATTCAGAAATTGCGTATTCCTTAGGTGTAAAATCTTTGAAACCTTTCTCAGTTTCCAATTTATCTTTCAAATTTTCATAGTTAAACGATGTATTGAAAAATTTTGAGTGTTCATAATCACAAATTTTAAATTCATAAGTATCCGCGACTTTATTGTACAATATATTTTTAGTGTGTAAATCGAAATGTATAACACCACGTTCATGCATTTTTCTCACTGCATTGCGAACTTTTTCTATCTCGATATTTTTTGTTTTCATCAAGAGTTCATATAAATTTCCATCCATTTTTTCAAATATCATAATATCATATTTCCCAATTACCGCAAAATCTCGCAATTTTGGACCTATTTCAAAATCACCGAAATATATTACGTTGTTAAGTTCATCTGAATTAAAAGTTATTTTTATAATTTCAGTTTCTGTTTCAAATACTCCACTTGTTTCTCCTATGTGTACTATCGCTTTTAATCTAATATTGGGATATATTGTTTTGATTATAGTTTTATATTTATCTTTCTTTGACGAAAGCATTTCAATATATTCCTCTTTAAATTCCACGTTGTTGCATTTCAAATATTCCCTTATTTCATAAACATTTGGTTCTTGATTAGTTTTCGATAAAAATGGATTTATTTTATGTAATATTGAAATTATCGAAGGCATTATATTATATTTTCTATTTTCTATTTTCTATTTTCAACTCCATTTGTTAATATGTATTTAATTAATTGACACTAATTTAAACTTCTTTCAAATCTGTTGCTTTTTAGTTCTATAAACTTTGTTGCTCTTTTTTTGTAAACTGCCATCCAGTACAAATCATATTGACTTCAGACATACTTCTCAATTTTCTATCAGAGTAAATATACTTCTTGTGATATACTGAGTTGTGTTGTGGTTTCATAATGTTTAAATTGTTATGCATAAACCTTCCGTGTGTAACTACAACAACATTTATATTATGTTTGTTTATATGCACAGGGAGAACGATTTCTTCAAGATGTTTTATAAAACTTTCAAAATTTGAGTTTGTTCTACCCCCGTGATCTTTATTGTAGTCCCATTGAACTAAATTATTGGGATACTGTTTTGAAAATTTTTCTTTTTGAATTTCTATAGTTTGAGGCTGGTTTTCAAGTCCATATGATACTTCGCAAATATATGGCATTGGTTTTATCTTTTCATCAGGAAACATGTTATATGCTGTTTCAATTGCTCTATACAGTGCAGAACAACATACAATTGTTGGTCTTTGTATTTTTTGTTTAATAAATTTTCCGGCTGTTATTGTATTGGTTACACCTAAAGAAGTTAAAGCTGGGTCTGGTACAAATTTATGCCTTATAGAACCTAATGCTTTTGCATAGTGAACACAATTTGCAACAGAAATACCATGCCGAATATAATATATATTAACTTCCATTATCACTAATATAAATATGATTTAAATATATACTTTTTATTATTTATAGAAATGGGAAATATGGACGAAGTGCGCGATGCAAATAGTAGTTCTTGTTGGAATAATTATGATATAGAACTTGAAAAAGAAAGACAACAAATTGCAAAAATTAAAAAGTTTGCTGGTAAAACTCATTATGTTACAATAAATGGTCATGAATATGGATTGGATGGAAAATATGTCATTTCCCAATGCAAAGACAATGATTTGCAAAAAACTTTGAAAATTTTAGCCTTCGACAAATACATAAAATATATTGAAAACAAGTCTAAGAATACATAATTTATTAATGTACATATTAATTCATGTCCACATGTTTTGATAATTCTACAAACACAACCGCAGATTCTAGATTAGGATTATTCCAAATCAAACATACAGTTTATGTTGAATTTGATACTGTTCTCAATAAATTGAAAAACTGTTCATTAAATCTTAATGATAGAGTGTCATCTGTCAATGATAACATTCATTTATTTAAACATTTAAATTGATTATATCGTAAGTACCAATGGCAAGTACAAAAGTGATTGCAAAATACCTTCTGTTGAAAGAAATATTGGCAAGTGATCCTATAAAAATTGACATTAGTCTTTCAAATATTTCCGGTGTGTACTATATAGGTAATATTCTATATATTAATGCAAAAGATATAGTATGGAAGTTCAACTGTTGTGAAAGGAAACTTAGTGTTTATGATAAAATTCCAAAAGAAACTCACGATATGATTTCTCTAATATCTTCTGGATATCTTGAATTCTTTTCCTTCAATAATCATGATTACTTCCGTATATCCAATCATGTAAAAGTGTTCGACAAGGATGTTTTAAAAACAGAATATGAATTTTCGAAACAATCACAGACTTGCTTGTTTTCAGATCCATGCATAAATGTTTACAAACTTTACAACTTAAATACAACTATGAATCATAATTTTATTGTGACATGTATTGATTTTGTTAACAGTAACAACTGGAATTTATCCCTTTCAATTAACCCCTTACACTGTTCAAAATATAAATTATTTTCTTTACGAGATGATGTACTTATCTTGTCATTTACGTCACAAATGAATAATAATCCCTCGTATAACATCATAAATAACAAATTGCACGGACTTAATTTTAAAAGCTCGTATTTATACAATGCATCATATATTCCAGAAATTAATAGATCTTTTCTGAGATTTTCCGAGATTTTCTACATATTACATAGTTCAGCTGTTGACTTAATGTATGATAACAATATCGAAACAATAAAATCCTATATAGACGAAGGTAAAATTGCGAACAGTATGTATTTTGGATATGATGAACAAATTAAACCAGTTTTTGTACACAACTATGACATTGTATTATATATTTATAAACACCATATTTGCTATTCTAAAACTACACATCCCTACACTTGTAACCCATTGTATGAATTGCCAAATGATTTCGAACCTACATACATACATTATATCCATCCTATTCCGCGTTTGCTCATTTTTTCTAATTCTGTTACTTTAGAATACAACTTGTTTTAACTTAAAGAGATGTTTATTACTTTAAATATGCCGAAAAGAAAGACGTTTGAAGAGTGGAAATCTAAGGTACAAAAGAGAGTTAAACGCTGTATAAACTATAATTTAGATGATTTAGTTGATCAACCTTATAGAGAATGGTATGAAGATGGGTTTGGCGAAAAACATGTTTCACTGGTGGTGATTAATGATTTCCATTTGGAAGCCATGTCTGTGTTTTTTTAAATCAACAAATTTGATATTATAATCAATGAGTATAACTATTGATAATAGAGAACATTCATTGTTGAAATGTTTTGAAAACTGCGAAGTTCAAGTTCAACAATTGAATATCGGCGACATCCATATTATTTATGATACTCATAAAATTATAATCGAAAGGAAAACTTTGAAAGATTTACAGGCAAGTATCAGGGATGGGAGATACAAAGAACAAAAAGCACGTTTGTTAGCAAGTGAAGCAGAAGTGTGGTATATTTTCGAAGGGTTAGACTTGTCAAATTATGGTTCAGTCAGTTACAAGGCGGTTATGTCTGCAATGACAAACTGTATTGTCCGAGACAAAATCAAGGTGTTTAGAACTAAAGATACAAAAGAAACTGCTTTTTTCATACAACAACTTGTTCCCAAACTTGAACAGAACTTAATTTCAGAATCACATGACTATTCTGCTATACCACTTTCCCTAAATAAAGGAGAGAATATCACTGACAAAGATATATATATTTCGCAACTATGTTGTATTCCTGGAATTTCGAGAATACTAGCAAAGAACATTGCAAATGAATATGATAATATTATTAAACTTAGTGGTGCTCAAATATCTGATCTAACTTTGATTTCAAAAATTGGGAAAAAAAAGGCTTTGCGCATTTTTGAATCGCTACGAGGAGTCAGCATCATTTAAATACTCAGTGATTTCTTCTCTCAACACTTTTCGTCTGGATTCGATCCAGTACAAATATGCAAATAGAAATAACATGAATGTATAAAATATTATAAAAGGTTCTGCTATTTTGTTCATTTTTGTATTACAATACTTTGTTTCTTTAACTTAATTCCATTCATATTGTTCCAAGTTTTTATTTCCGTTGATCGACTCTTCTTCTGTTGATAATGGTGAGTGTCTCACATATTTCAAGATTGCCCGAGCAATTTGGTGAACGTTGAAAGGTTTTGAATGAACTTCAGTAAATCCATATATCCTATAACTTTCATAAAACTTGACATCTGCATTTGCTGTTAATGCAAATATAGGTATTCTCCTCCTGTTTAGTCTTCTCTCAATTTTTCGAATACTACTGCAACATTCTGGTCCATTCATAACTGGCATCATTATATCCAATAATATCACATTCAGTTGAAGTGTTATATTCATCTCAGTCGTCTTGTAATAGTTCAATGCTTCACTGCCATCTGATGTTATGTAAACAGTTGCACCTAGATTCTGCAATTGCTTACCTACTGTAAGTCTAATAATTGACACATCATCTGCAAACAATATAGAAATTCCTGATAGAGGCTTTTCGTCAAAATTAATCCAACTTGGTACTTTTTCTATTGTTTTGACTGGAATTTGGACTTTGAAATGTGCGCCTTTTGGAATGTTGTCAGAGTATGTTATAGTCCCTCCCAAAGCTTTGCACATCTCGCTGCATTCGAATAACCCTATTCCAGACCCTCCATTTTGAGTATCCATTGATGCAAATTCTTCAAACAAATGAGGTCTCATCAATTTATGTACGCCTGTTCCAGAATCAAATACATCTATTATTAAATATCCTGTAATTTTTCTGCATATAACCTTAATATAGCCATCAACTGTAAATTTATATGAGTTGCTCAAAAGTATATTGACCATCCTGAAAATATATTCAGGATCACTTTGTATAAATTCTGGAACTGTTTCATCAAGTTGAACGGTAACGTCAATCTTCGTTCCATATTTGTCAAGCATTGGTATCATATTTGTAATACGTGTTTCAAAAAGACTGCGTACATGAAATGATTCAATATTTGAGTCTTGGGCTAAAGAAATTCCAGCTTTCATTTTTGAAAGGTTGATAGCTCTATTTGCAATAATTTTCAAATAATCAACTGCCGAAATGCAATGATTTATATTATCTATTTTTGTATCTCCTTCTAATAAAATTCCTAATTTCAACTCCAGTATTGTTATTGGGGTGTTAAAATCATGAGCAGTTTGTGCCATATATCTCATTTTCTCATTCATTATAATTTGATTTTGCTTTGTTTGTTTATCCATGTATTTCCACAATAATCGAAAACCTCCAATAACTAAGATAATTTCAATAATAAATGTAATTGAAGTTGATACTGTTATAACTTTCACAAGACGTTTATGTTTATTTGAATTTTTTGATAATTGGATATCCAATTTTTTAATATCATATTCCACGTCTGCGTTAATCTTTTTGTATGATATGATATTAATTTCTGTGAGGTTATAAGAATCGTCAAATATTTGACACCAAGTTTCATTGTGTTTACAACCATGTTGCACGAAATACAATATATGAGAATAATCACTTTTATACGTTGTTGTGATTTCCCCTCCATATTCTAAACTAGCTTCAATCTGAGAAAAGTATAATATTTGATCATGTACGATGAGTTTGGTATATTTCGACTCATTACTGTTTATAAATAATTCTGCAATATATTCATTTGTGTTATCTAATGAGTGGACTATGTTTTTCATTGCGTATGATATAAATAATTCATAAAGTTGGCTGTAATATGGGTCGCTATCAGGATTAAGTTGACTCTCAGATAACTCAATAATACTCCTTGATTCATGTATATGCTCAAAAATTTTAAAATATGAAGTAATCCCATAGTGTAAATTATGGAGAAATCTTAATTCATTATGAGTTTCAACAACATTTTTTATGTAGTTATCAGTATCATGTGCAATAAATCTTGCTATTGTGAAATCCAAACAGAAAATTAACAAATATGCACAAAAAGTTAATATCGCAAACTTTTTGATTCTATGCATCATCTTTTATTATTCTTTCTTCTTTTTCTTTATGTGAATTTTAATAAATCTGCATAAAGAATAAACAAGTTCAAATATAAATAAATCATGTTTTGTTTATGTAAAAGTTCAAATATCGAAGTTATAGAGCCAATTCAAGAAACAAACTGTATTGAATCTCGCACTTCACTTGATATCAATCCTGAAAGTCCACATGAATTTGAAACTTTTCCCAGTCAGATTCTTGAAAAACTTGGTAATGTTTTAGCTGATGACATATCACAGAAATATCAAATGTGTTCAGTTATTTTCATAGATATTGCTGGGTTTACAAATTGGTGTTCAGAAAACAAGGCTGAAAAAATAATTGATTCCCTTGGAATGATATTTCAAGAATGGGATATGATTGCTGAAAAGCATAAAATATTCAAGATAGAAACAGTTGGTGATAGTTGGGTAGGCGTTGCAGGAGTTCCACTACATGATGAACATCATGCCATACATGCCTTACATTTTGGAATTGACATATTAGATACTCAAAATTTATTACAATGGGCATTTGGAAAAACTATGTCTCCTGAACGGAATTTGAAATTGAGAGTTGGGATTCACAGCGGACCTGTTGTTGCAGGTGTTTTGAAAGGCATTAGACCAAGATATCAGCTTTTTGGAGATACAATGAATACTGCATCAAGAATGGAGTCGACATGTCAGGATGGAAGAATGCAAATAAGTGAAAGTACATTTAATCTCATAAAAGAGTACAAATATATTTTTGAAACACCTGAGCCAATATATGCAAAAGGTATAGGCTTGATGCAGACGTATATATATTTAGGATCTTCAAGTGAAAAACGTGAAAGACGCAAGTCAGTTGGAAATGCAATAATGGAACAAGAAATGACGTTAAGTGGAACTTCAAAAAAGGGTAAAAGCGTTTTACTAATTGATGATTATATGTCTAGTTTATTTAGACTTGCAGCATTTCTATGTTCAGAGAATATTCAATTTACGACTGCAAATTCTGGAATGCAAGGCTTGAAACACTTAAAAGAGAAAGAATATGACGCCGTATTTATGGATTTATGGATGGATGACAAGAACGGCGACATAATAGTGAACGAGTTCCGTAAATGGGAACATGCGAATTTACGTAGAAAAAAACAAATAATTTATGCATTTACTGCATCAAATATGGAAGAACTGGATACAGAACGTTTACTCAACATTGGATTCGATAAAATTATAAGTAAGAACGTATCAAGGGAAGTTTTTTTGAAAAATATCTAAATATACTAGTTTTTTCCATATACTACATAAACATAATCATCGTTATAATCATCTTTATCGATACATTCTTCTGATTTACATATTATTTTAGTTACTGTATATGCTTTTTGAACTGCTGTCCTTGTGATCGTTGCATCTTTTTGTAATTTTTCAAAATCACTTATAAGTAGTTCTGTTTCTGGTTCTATTATTTCAAGTATGTTTAATGTTTTATTCCCTTCTTGAATTAGTTCATGAACATCTGAAACTATTTCATGTGCATATTTTAATTCTTCATCTACTCTGATATAAACTAGCAATATAACTATCAAGATTCCAAAAATTAATAATGATATTGTTGTTTTATAGATTTTTTTAAAACTTACTTTTTTTGATGTAGATGTTATTTCAAAACTTGAATTCTTATCTTTAATAGGTGTTCTCTCAGTTTCAATCACAATTGATTGTAATTCCATTTATTAAAATAAATTGACATAAACTTTAGATTAGTTTAAATTACAAGTTAAATGCTTTTCCTCCATGGTGAGACTGATCTAATCCTTGTTCTTCCTCTTGTTGAGAAATTCTGAGTAATTTTTTGTCATTAAGAATTTTGAACATTATTCCTGATGTTAGACAAGTCCAAACTGTTATAACTAGAGCACTTACTAACTGTATTCCAAGTTGTTTAACACCGCCTCCATAAAACAAACCCCAATCTGTCTTTGACATACCGTATACTTGAAGTACATTGTATTTTGTTGCAAATAAGCCAGATGAAATTAAACCCCAGATACCACAGAATAAATGAATTGGTGCAGCATCAAGTGGATCGTCTATTTTTATTTTCTTTAAATATGCAGACGATACATAAACAATGACACCACCAATAGCCCCAATCATGAGTGCAGCGTATGGTTCTACAACAGCACATGAACCAGTAATAGAAACAAGTCCACCCAAAATACCGTTGATTAATGAAGGAATATGTAGTTGTTTAGTTGTGTGAGAATCAATTGCTAAAGTGCTTAAACCTCCAGCAGCTGCTGCTAACGTGGTTGTAACTGCTACTTTTGAAGCCGTACCCATACAGCCTTCTACACATAATGTAGATACAGAATTGAAACCGTACCAACCAAACCATAAAATCATAGTTCCAAGTGATGCGAGCAGTGTAGAATGCGATTCAATTTTATCTAAATCTCCAGAAGTATCATATCTACCGATTCTAGGACCAATTATGTAAGATCCCATCAATGCAGCACCACCTCCAACCATATGAACAATACCACTTCCTGCAAAATCAATAAGACCTTGTCCACCAATTATTGGATCGTAATCTCCATCGCCATCTTGATCTTCTCTGAATGGTGAAAGCCATCCTGTGCTTGACCACCCCCAATGAACAACAATTGGGTATATCAGGCCTGTTAATACAACTGTATAAACTAAATATGCAATAAATTGACACCTTTCTGCAACTGCTCCTGATACAATAGTGGCTGCTGTTGCTGCAAATGCCCATTGGAACATCCATGAAGAATAATACATCCCATCTCCTTCTTTTATTGCATCTACACCATCATGTAAAGCAATATATTTGTTACCACCGATAAATTCATTATTTGTTCCATATGCAAGTGCATAACCCCATAAATACCATACAATTGCACCTAAACAAGCATCAACCATGTTTTTTAGAATAATATTGTTTGTGTTTTTGGCTCTTATTGTTCCAGCTTCAAGAAGTGAGAAACCAGCTTGCATGAAAAATACAAGACATGAACCAAGGAATAGCCACAATGCACCAACATCACTAGAAAGAGTTGAACTCGATTCTAATAATTGTCTCTCCATGTAATATACATATCATTTTTTTTTCGCATAAAGACAACATCTATATTATTAATAATGGATTGGAATAGAGGAGATTTTACTTTTATTCATGAAAGTGTTGAAAGAGATGTCTTAAATAATGCATTTTGTGGAATATCTAGACTTAAGTTATGGGATTGGCTAAAAGACTCAACTTTTGAGAGTTTTAGTATGTGCAAAGGTGATCCACATCCTAGTTATTCATGGTTCCAAATATATAATGCTATAGACCCGGGACATGTTCACAGTGGTGCATCATTCGGCTGGACAATGAGAAATATGGAATATATTGCTAAAAATGGCTGGAATAAATTCAAAATAATACAGTACAGAAGTATTTATACAAACCACGACGAGTTGGCGAACAAAATTAAAACCCAATTCAAAAAATCGATATCTGATCCAGAGTACTTTTTATGTAAAAAACGGCTTAACAATGAATTTGAAAAATTTTCTACAGAAATAAAAAATGCACATAAATAGAATAAAATTTAAGTAATAAAATGAAGGGTCGCCGGTTTACTTGGGCAACCAAAGATGAGCAACTTTTTGATGATTTAATTAAAAAACTTGTATATCCAAACGGAAAAAGAAATTTGTTGATGACAAATGCAGCTATCAAAAATACCTTAGATTTTAAAGAACTAGAAAATATATTTCTTGAGAAATTTAAGAATAAAGAATTTGAGAAGAATGAGTTATTCACAGTTAAGAAAGTTGGTGAAAAATTATATGCACTTTATGTTGAAAAAGTGACGAACTGCCCACGCGAATATGGTAATATGCTTAAACGTAAAGTTGAAGATGATTCTCCTGAAAGTATTGGTAAAAAACAAAAGAATAACCCTGTAGATGAAGACGAAATCATTGAAGGTGCAGATTCACAACTCGAAAATATTAAATATACAAAAATGGAAGCAGACAATAAACATTATATTGAACATATTGAAGAGTTAGAGAATGATATCGAGTCCTTGAAAGCAGACAAAGAAGAGTTAAAGAATGATAACGAGAAATGTGAAAGGGGGATTAAATTAAGAAATGGTACAATTGCGTTTTGGACGACGACGGTTGACAGACTTAAGAAGGAATCAACAAATGACAAGGCCCGTATCAACGAACTGCAGGCTCGCAATGACAATGACAAGGCTCTGCTTGCTAAGTACGAGAAGGTTTGCAAGGGTATGGGTATCACTGTAGTGCTTCCACCTCAAGCTAATTAAACAGTATACTATTTACTAACTTTCAAAAATTTCCCTCCTTTTCTTGGACGAGAGTCGGCAAGAGCTTTTCTGACTGGATATACAACTTTTTTGATTTTCTCCCAGTTTCTCTTACGCCTATATCTCTGTATCTTTAACTTTCTTTCAGCAATGGTGTAACTGCCAATTCTTTTAATTGTTGTGTGACATAATGGTATATGCTCATGTATATCAGGTGTCTTAATTTCTGGAATATGTGGCATATCTTCAATATCTGGAACATACATTTCTCGTGAATCCCAACTTTCCGATTCATGTAAACTATTTGAAGTTGAACATTCTGTATTTAGTTCTAGATTATGGTCATGTTGCGATAAATTGAAATTTGTTATTAATTCTGTAAATTCTAAACTATCAATATATTGCATTTTATTTCTTAAATTAATTATCTCTTTAAACTTTGTTTGTAAGTGAACAATTTAATAATTAGTTAAACAACAGTTCATTATTAATTAAGAACCGTGCACATCTTTCTATCATCTTGACGTTAACTGCATTCCCAAATTGTTTATATGATATTTTATCGTCATCATCTAATATATGATCTTCTGGAAATGATTGTAATCTAGCACATTCTCTTGGTGTCAAATATCTGGAATTAGGTCCATAAATTGGTATCATTGAAGCCATCGCTACCAATGTTGGTGAATAATTAGTATTTTTGATTCTTATACCAGACCCACGAGGACTCCATAATGTTTGTTTCATATTTAAATTATCACCATCAGTTTGCCACTCCATCTTCCTCACAGCGCCTTTCCACAACGCATTTTCACGGGATTCTGAAAGCCAAGAGTCTAATAAACTAACATTTTTCTTATAAAATTCTCTATTCTTATCTATCCAATTCTTATACTTTTTATAAAACTCTTGTTGTGCTTTTTTTATTTGTTTATCATTTTCTTTTTCACTTAATCTTTCGTTGTATTTTGTTACTCTAGTTTCATTACCATCACTATCCCACCAATCTGTCCATATAGGATATCGTGGTATAGTTATATTATTTTCCCGACATATATCAACAAATTTGCTCCAAATTTTCTCTGTTTCTTTGATTTTTCCGGTTATATTATATTTATTAGCAACGTTCGGTTCAATAATAGATTTCAAAGATGTTTTTTGTATATTATGTTTTGTCATAGAAGGTAGTTCCTGCAATTCTCCCAAATCTTTTCTTTTACACATAATTACTACACGTTCTCTAGACTGAGGCACTCCAAAATATAATGTATTCAAAATAGGAGTTTTTTCATATGTATAATAATTTAATTGATCGATCTTTGTTCGAATTACATTCCATGTATTACCTTTATCATGCGTTGCTAGATTCCTGACATTTTCAAGAATTATGTATTTTGGTTTATGATATTCTATTATTTTACATATATCAAAAAATATGTTTCCACGTTCATCTTCAAATCCTTTTTGTTCTCCTGCTTTTGAAAATGGCTGACATGGAAAACCAGCACATAAAATATCAAACTTTGGTATAGTTTTGATATCTATTTTTGTTAAATCGTCTAATGGTTTGATTTTATGATTTAATTCATAATTAATTCTACACTGTTCATTGATATCACTGGCCATGACACATTCATGTCCCATGCTTTTTAGTGCATAGTGAAATCCACCTACACCACAACATAAATCAATAAAATTTAGTTTAGACTGACTTAAGTTTGATGAATCACTAGTGTTTAATTTGCACTTTTCTTTTACCTTTTTGTACCCCATTTTGTTATATATAATATATTATCTTTTTGTTTATATCATTTTTTTAACCTACAATATGAGGACGAAATAAAAATATGCATAAAAGAATAATGATCTCCACGTTAGAACCAGTTTTAGAATGAATTATGTGGATATTAAGCACCATAGAGCTGTATGTGACAAATATGGATTGGATGACAACAGAACGTCAATTCGTGAATATGAAAACACCAAACTTAAAGATGAATACATCAAACAAAAAGTTGATGAAATCAGCAAACTCAAAGATAATTACACCAAACTCATCAAACAAAAAGATGATAAAATCACCAAACTCATCAAACAAAAAGATGATGAAATCGCCAAACACATCAAACAAAAAGATGATGAAATCACCAAACTCATCAAACAAAAAGATGATGAAATCACCAAACTCATCAAACAAAAAGATGATGAATTCACCAAACTCATCAAACAAAAGGATGATGAAATCACCAAACTCAAAGTTGCGTCAGGTACAGGTATAAGTAAGTCCAAGAAAAGCATCGTGTCTCAAAACAATATTATAAATGAACAGTCAGTATGTCAAATGGGGGAAAAAGAAACAAAAACTGCCAAACTTACTGAACTTTTCAATAATTGCACGCTTTCAACTAATGACAATATACAACCTGAAGATGGAGACACATTTACCGATGAAGAATTTTTCTCTCACTTAACTAATGACACAGTTGAATTAATAGAAAAAATTAATTTTTTAAATCATGAATATGGAACAACCTTACCCTGCAATCGTTTTCCTGTGGGAAATGCATATGAACGATTTGTAGTTGATCATTTAAAATGTAAAGGTTTTGAAGTAGAAGGATTACCTAATGCTCCACGATTTGATATGAATGTAATAAATTATAAACATTTGTCTATCAAATATAGTAGTAGTGGTGCTATTAAATTACATAATTCTAACAATTCAAGCAATAAAGACATCAAAATGGTAGACACTCTTTTGATAACACCATCAACCCCAGCAGGAAGAATCCAGGGATGCATATTTTTATTATCACTAGCAAAATTTGATGAACTTGACATCGATCATAAACCTTACCTGAAAGACACTAAAGATGGTCTTCAATTGGACAGATCATTTCTAACGTATTTGAAAAAGAAGAAATATCCATTTATATTTCAAAACGATATTAAACATATAAAAAAATCATGTAATAATACTAATACTTCTCAAAAATTTATCGAAGATACGTTCATGCCAGCATTTCATAATTATATCCACAATGAAAATATTGAAATTTAATTTGAAGTTGCGGCTTTTAGAATTTTGCGATTATTTCAATATGTCCTTTGAATGCACTTTTGGGCAAATACTTAGTTAAAACATTGGGAGGATGTAGCATATCGAATTCTTCTGTAGCGTCTTTTCCAGCATAAATGAGGATTGCTTTTTTTCCACCAGGATGGTCTTGCAAAAACTCTGTACAGTCGTAAACCTTTTGGTTAATAATTACCCAGGTGTCATTTTCAGTGTTATGGGTTTGGACTTCTTCTAAGGATATGCTCATTATGTTAAACTTTATTAAAATTTCACAAAGTTAAAGTATCTTTCTGAAAATTTATTGTTTTTTATTTAAAATTGCTAGTTAAAATATTTGACTAGACTTATATTTGTTCTTCGAATATTACTTTGAGCTTTTTAAGAAAGGAAGATTTATTAGAAACTTCAGAATTTTTAAAATCATAAATTCTAATGTTATTATCTAATGCATATTGTTTTTTCAAAACGTCATGGTTTGGAATTTGTTCATGTTCAGGACCGTTTATTTCTATTAATAATTCATAATCGGGAAAATAGAAATCATATCTCAGATAACCATCATTATCACCTTTCAAATCACGGAAAGCATATTGACTGTACCATATCAGGTCAGGAAAATTTTGGAACAAAATTTTTGCAAATTTTGATTCATATTCACTACTGTATGGTTTTGTGCTGATAGCATCTCTTATGTTTATATGAGTTGGAAACTTGTATGAATCTATCGTATTTCTTCCAGATTTAATAACTGCGTTGCACCCAACTTTTTCTTTGTATACAATCCCTTGTTTTCTCGCTAATTCAACAATTGTGAATGCTGACCATGAGTTGATATCTTCAAGTCCACTTGAGGTAAATGCTTTTGCCACATCAGTTTGAATCACCTTTGTTTGTTCAGTCCAATGTTTTAGTTGACCCATAAGATCCCTCAGACTTTCGTGAAAACTTGTTATATTTTGATTGATGTCGTTATCAACATCATAGATTGATACAATATTTCTTTTTGTTGAATGTTTTAGAATATAATTGTTGGTTGTCGGGCTTAGAAGTTTTGAACAATACCAACCTTTATGACGGTTTTCATATGGATTTGTTTGTAATATATTTGATACATCTGAGTTATTTAGAGGAAATATTCCTGTTATATTTGAAATAGCTTGACGTTGCTTATTGAAGTGGGTTGTAAACATTTATACATCGTTTGTTAATTTATTATGTGGTTTATTAAAATTTCACAAAGTTAAAGTATCTTTCTGAAAATTTAATGTTTTTTAAATGGTGAACAGGTAAAAATAATGTAATCATTTATTTATTGTAATTTATTGAATAAATACTGTGCCTTTAAGCATCTCGACATTTTAGACTTGCAATGGCGGCGGATATAAAGGTTATCTAAAAATGTTGAATAATGTCTGCGTAATCGACATATCCATACAAATCAAAATATGTGCGAACTTTTGATTCCTCTGGTATGTTTACCAACTTACTCAAATCTTGGTAATATATTTCGTATATTCTACTGTCACATTCGTCGTCCTCATCTCTATAACTTGTTGGTGTACCCCATGGTATGTGGTCATCATACTTGATGAAACAATTATCATAATCATCCCCGCAACAATCATTAATAATGCTTCTCCATACTTTCACATATGGATTATCTTTTCTTGCTTCGTTGATACATTCGTTTGTCAAACAATGAAACCTATCATTCATGAACAAGTTCTTTAAGTTTGGAAACGTGAATACCCACTTTATAAGATCAAGTGGGTATTCAGCTGCTTCTCTATCATACCAATAGAAACTTTCCAGATTTGTACAATACTCAGTTATTTTACTCAATATTTTTTCACACGGCAGTTTGATAGGTTTGATATTGTTAAACCGACTGTCACCTATTTCTATAGTTGGATCATTACCGTCTACGTGTATATACAGCTTCATCATATTTGCTTCATAAATAAGCTTTGCGTTTTCTTCACTTATCCCTAACCCTTCGGCTATAAGATGTGTATGATTCATTGTTGCGTGTTACTGCTTGCTTTATATTATTATTACTGTTCTTTATGTGGTTTATTATTTTTTCACAAAGTTAAAGTATCTTTCTGAAAATTTAATGTTTTTTATTTGAAGTTGCTAGTTAAAATATTTGACTAGACTTCTCTTATCTCTCCACCTCTGAGCCTTAAAACGAGATGGATTGTCGATTCTTTCTGAATGTTGTAGTCAGCCAAAGTACGCCCCTCCTCTAACTGCTTTCCAGCAAAGATGAGTCTCTGTTGATCTGGAGGAATACCCTCTTTATCTTGAATTTTTGATTTCACGTTGTCGATAGTGTCGCTCGCTTCGACCTCCAATGTCGCTTGAAACCCTTACTTTCGTAAGGGGCTAGACTGTATCTTAAGCCCATTCCGATTGACTAAATCGTCATTATGAACCGATGCCCGTGCAG